GGTGTTCTATTACCTTTTAGGATATATACTCTATCCTTTACTTCCCATTGTGGCTGGGTAGCCGTTTTACTTTTTGCCATTTTATTATAATTAGATTAAATTAAAAAAAAGGGGGACGAGAATCCCATCCCCCTAATTAATATTACTTCATTAAGATAAAGTTGTTAGCTCCATGTACACAAAGAGCTCTTTCACTTAAGAAGTGTACTTCCATAGCGTCTAAGTCGCTAGTCATTCCAGCATTACCAGCAGAACCAGTAATCCAAGACTTGTACTTACGATCTTCAGCTTCTGACTTTCTGTACTTCACGTGTAAGAAAGGACGTACAGCATTTTTACCTAGAACTTGGTCGTAGATAGTAGTTGTACCAGCAGGTACTAACACACCGTCTACAGCAGAAGTTAAGGCTCCAGTTGTAGCGTCATTTAAGTATTTCCAGTCAGTTTTGTAGAAATCATATCCTAAGTTGAATCCTTTGAATCCAAGGCTGATTGCCATTTCTTCATCGTTATCGAATAAACCGTAAGAGCTTGTAGAAGCACCGCTGTTGTTTTGGTCAGCTAATACTTTGTCAATCTCGAAAGATTTAGTTCTGTTAACGAAAAGAACATTCTCTTGGATCGCTCCTTCTTTGTCAAGAACTTTGATAAGCTCTTCTAAGTCAGTACGAGCAGCAATTGAACCAGTAGCAATGTTTCCTCTGTTTTCGATTTCATAGAATAAACCTTTTGTTCCTTTGTATCCAGCAGTTTCAGCGCCAGATGAAGCAGCAGCAGGTTCTCCTTCGATAAGAGATAATTCCATGTAATCTTCGAAACGTAGACGAGTTTCATGCTCTGATTTTAAGTACCATAGGTATCCAGTAGCACCGTTCTCAGTAGTTACCTCGATCCATCCGATCTGCGCCATATCAGAACCATTGACTTCATACTTGTCTTTGATGATGATAGGGTTAGTAGTTTGGATGTCTTTAGCAGCTTCTAAAGAACCACTCATTCCACTTGTTCCTTTCTTAAATTCAGAACCGAAAGCAAATACGCTAAGTCCAGTTGTTCCTACAGCAGCAGCTAAGTTTGCTCCAGAATAAGAAGCAACAGTAAATGTGTTTGTAGTTACGCCTGTGATGATAGCTTTGTCTTGGTCAGTTCCGTCAGAAATGATTACTGTTTGGTTTAAGCGGAAAGGGTGTCCATTTGACGTGATAACATCGGCAGATCTAGTTGCGCCAGATACAGCCAAGTGAAGTCTTCCTTGCTCAGACCATTGAATTACATCAGATTGGAAGGGCATTTCAGCTCCTACCATTCTTAAAAAAGCAGATACAGAACGGTTTCCATATTTTTCAAATTCTGCTTCGTATACATCAGGTAAGTATTGAGAAGTAAACTCAATAGCAGAACCTAGATAGTTAGTCGATAAAGTCGACTTTGATGGAGATGGCGTTAATGCGCCTTGTACTCCAGAAATAGTTACACTCATTTTAAAAGTTTTTTAGTGATTAATTATCGTTTTCTAATTTTAAACGAAAAATTATCTCCCGAATCTACTGCTCTAAACTTTGTTCCTCCACTATCGGTTGGTGTATTTGACCTGACACTCATGTCTATATTTTTGGTCTCCTTCACTAATCCGTCTGTTGCATCTGCTTTCCCCTGCTCGTAAGCGAACTGGAATAAAGCATCAGCATTTGTGGCTGCAAACAAAGCTTTATGATAAGATGACGCATCCTTCACGATCCCCTTTTCATCTAAGTGCTTGTTAAAGAAGTTATTTATGTCTAACTGATTCTCTTTAACCTTACTTACATCATTAGGTTTAAAAACTTGCTTCTTATCTCCGACTTTAAATTCAAAACCTTTGAACTCATCATTGAATAGAGCATTTGTTTTTTCTTGGAAGATGCGAGATCTATCTTTCTGCGATGCAGACTCTTGATCTAATTCTTCTTGGTATTTATTATAAAAGTTAAAAGCTTCCTTGTAGTTTTCAGGAATATCGGCTTCTCTTGACTCAAGAGGAGCTTTATATTTTTCCTTCATACCCTCAAAGTGGTTTCTAGCTTTGTATAATTCTTCTTTGTACGCAATCTTTTTCTTCTTGATGTCTTTCTCTTCATCAAGGTCTGAATCAAAACTGAACTCCTCATTAATAAGGTAGTCAATCTCTTCAGCGTCAAGGTGTGGCTTTTCCTGCTTGTAATACTCACGAATAACGTTAGTATCATCCATAGCACTCCAGTCTTGCTGAAGCCTAGCATAATCCTCAAAGGACCTACCAGTCTCCTGCTTGTACTTCATGAAGTTAGCCACATCCTCTGGTAAAGGTTGCGCTTCTTGTTTGTCATTATTTAAAAGAACGTCTAAAGACTCCGCTTCTACGTTTCGTCTTTCTTTTAAGTAGTTTAATATACTTTGATCATCCAGCTCTACTGGCTTGGATACTACTTCTTCTTTTTCTTGTACATCTTCGGCTTGCTCTTGGACTTGCTCTTGGATGTTTTCTTCGGATACGGCATCTGTCGTCTCTTTAACTAATTCTTCTTCTTGAACAGGGGCTTGAGTTTCCTCTTGCACTGTTTCTTGAACTTCCTCTTGTTGAGGCTGCTCTTCTTGTTTTGGCTCTATAGGATTACCTTCGGCATCCAAAGCTCTTAGTTTCCATTCCATTTTAATTAAATTAGATTATTGCAAAATTATTAAATTAATCAATACCCACGATTCCCTCCATACCTGAGCCTAACGCGTCTTGACCATCAAAGTCGATAGGGTCTAAGTCTTGCTGTCTTTGCTGTATTAACTTCGACTGTTGAGATGCTTGCTTAGCTGTTCTCTCGTCTTTCCTATCCTCTTTGTATTTATCTTTATTCTGTTGCATCTGTAGCTCAGAAGACTTTATTTGGCTTTCAATACCCTTCTGCATCTTGATAAGTTCAGCCTTAAGCATAAACTCTTGCTGCATTCTCTGCATTTCAATCTCAGCCTCTAACTGTTTAATCTTAGCCTCTGCCTCCATTTTAGCTAATGCTGTTTGCTGTTTAGCTTGTTCAGCTGTCATAGCTGCTTGCTGATTAGCTTCTGCTTGTAAAGCAATGTTTTCTTGCTGTCTCTTATTGTCAAGCTTTTCTTTACGTCTCTTTCTAACCTTAAGAAGCTGTGATGCAATCTTTACATTCTTAATGTTCCTAATGTCAATGGCATCATCAATATCAATTTTACCAGCAGAGAGTGAAGTCTGTATGTTTTGTTCTAACATCTGCTTCTCTTCTTCGTCTGGGTGCATTTCAATAAAGATTCCAAAGTCATGCAAATGAAGATCTTTGATTTCGTCTAGTATATCTACACTGTACTTTCCAATATTCTTCACAAAGTCTTCCTTCATGTCGGAATATTCTAATACATCAGATAGTCTATATGCAATACATTCAGCTAGTCTTTCTGTCATAAACAATCCAGACTTTAATATATGCCTAGTAGCTGTATTAGAGTTTAGTGCTGCTAGCTTCTGTACACCAACTAGTGCATTAGAATCTGGCATAGACCCATCTCTAGCTTCATTTAAGCCTGTCACGCCTCTCAACATATTGAGATTGTAGTTGTACATGTTAATCAGAGAAGATATCTTTGAGTTAGCTCCAGATGAAGTTAGCTCTTGTACTGGTATCTTTCCACTGTTAAACTCTCCTTCTTCAGTTAAGCTTCTACCTAATACAGACCCAGTTTGGAAATACATATTTAATGCCTCCTGTGGAGAGTATGTGTTACCATTTCCTAAATTAACGGAAGATAGTCCATCTAAATCAATAAAGACTCCGTCTGGAATCATCTTGGCAGCAACTTGCTGAAGTTTAAGGTGTAAAAGTTGTATTTGATCCGCAAAGGGAATCATTCTCTTTACAAGTGAGTCAATCTGACCTCTGTACATTTTTGGCGCAGACACAACGTAGGGAGCGTACACTCTCTCCATTGAACTTTTTGGACGCACCATATTTTTCATCAGCTCCCACTTGAGAATTTTGTTCGTTCCTAATACAAGAACACCTTCGTACCATACATCAATTCTTTTAGATAATTTTTCAAAACGTGCTTGTTCTGTTTTGGGTGGATTGAATTGATCGTCTTTTCTTAGAACTTTTTCTCCGCCTTGCGCTGTTCTCTTTTTCTTATATACGATATTCTTGTCAGTCTTGTAACAGAAATATAATAATGTTGCAGTATTCTTATCAAATGAATCAGTTTTATAACCACCTCTCATTCCTTGATACGAATCAAACTTAGATGCCGACTTGGCAATCTCTTGAACTTCTTCTTGTGTTATCGATGGATCAACTTTCTTGATCTCCGTAATGTTGACGTTCTTAACCTCTCCAAAGTAATAGCAATCCTGAAAGTGTGGATCTTCTGTTGGGCTGAACACTAAGTCAGCTGGATCTACATAGTCAACTTTAATTCCATCGTGTGTATTGAATGTGTGCTTTGCGGCAGAGACTCCAATAACCGTAGAATCTTCATCTAATCTTTTTTTAACATACTCATAGTCGTTATGCTTTAACACAGATGTAATTGCCTTCTCTTCGGCAATCTCGATGTCATCCTTGTAGTCTATTTGCATGTGGATGTCAAGCTCATCGTCTGTCTCAGGAAGCATGTCTGGCTGTACGCTAAACATATCCTTTCCTAGCATAGCTCCGATCTCCTCGAAGTCTTCTTTATTTCGCATTTCTGTTTGAATACGATTCTTGTACATCGCTTTCTTGTTTGAAGATACTGGGTCTACTGCCTCAGCCTTTACATCAAACAATCTATTTGAAATGCCATTAACTACAATGTCTACAAACTTTGGTATAATAGGCACGGGAGTCCAATCAAGATTTAGATAGGATATGTCTCCATTAATTGCAAGTTCGTCCTTATACTTTCTAACGGACTGCTCGCCCATTGCATATGTCCTCAGTTTATGATAGGTGTCTCGGTTGTTATAAAACCTTGATTGTCCACCTTCTTTTCTAAACCATTCAGACTCTATAGCATGCCCTACCATAAGACCATATTCTTTAGACGCTTTCTCAGCATCTGAAGCTAATTGATTTGGAAATCCAATAACGTACTTCCCAGAAGTTCCTCGCATATTATTACTTTATAATAGAGCTAACCGTGCCTGTATTATTATACCTTGCAAAGTTAACATTTATTTCTGTATCTTTTCTTTGAGCCTTAATGACGTATTTCTGGTTTGCCATAATAGCAAGACCTGAACTAACTGTTGCATCAAACTTGGTTCTATTGCTAATATCATAGTTAGCCCAATCCAATAATGTCCTATTGAAGTACATATTACCAGTACCTTCGTCACTAAACCCTACATTGTTTTCAATATAACTTTCTATTGATTCAGCATGAATTGATATCACCGCTGGAGATGATGGTATACCACCTAGCTCTCTTTCGGCTTTAGATAGATCATTTCTGTGTTTATCTGGTCTATTTATGCTCCATTTTCTATACCCCCTGTTTTTTAAATGATATAAAAGTCTTGGTTTGTTGTTCTCAGCTAATACTGGCATTCCGTAAAACACCATAGCCATAAGAACATCTTCATAAAATAGCTCTGCTGTCTGTGGTCTGTATACATATTCTAAAAAGAACATATTACTTGGACCATCTAAATTAACCCTAGTGAACCCATGAAGGGCTCCATTAGATCCTCCACCTCCTACAGTACCAGATATGTCATAAGAGTCACATCCAAAGGAACCTATGTGTTCATTGCCAGGATACTTGAATCCATTCTTATTTACAACTCTATTCCTAAGCTCTCGTGGCGGTATCCAACTAACATAAAACCTTCCATGCTTCTCTGGTGTCCATATAACCTCTGTATCCTTAACACCATTCTTCCAGGAAAAACCTCCCCTTTGAACAACACGTTGCCTTTGCAAGTTATCATTAAAGTCTATCTGCTCATATATCCTTGTCAAGCTAAACAAACTATTTTTAGCCTCATCCCTAAAAGCATGACCCTCTGTTCTAGGAAACTGTCTATAGAACTCATTTAGTGCGTCAGAATCGTTTCTAAGGCTCTCTACTTCATTTTCCCAGTAATCTAGTACTCCTCCATCTATAACGTCTCCATAGTGGTCTAAAATGGCTTTATTTGGTTTTCTAAAAACTGGTTGTCCGTACTGATCTAGAAACCCTTCGAAGTTCCATTCCATGGGAATAAATAAAGAATACATTCCACTCTTAGTCTGTCCGTTTGCGTTTCTTTGCGTCACATCAGAGTCTCTGTAAAGTCTTTTGAAGTTTCCTCCTCCTTTGTCTTGAGAGTTTGAGGTAGACCCCATTAGGCACTTGCCTATGATTCTTCTACCTAATCTAAGTGTAGTTTTAGTGACACGCCAGTTGTTAAGGATATTATCTGGACGTTCCCACTTTCCAGATTCATCGTGTACGAGCAACCGTAGCTTTTCACCATCGTAGGAGTTATCCCCAGTGTTCTTCCAGTCAATCGTTGTGTCGAGTCCTGTAAGATCGTCATCCTTTTCTGTGTCTGCAATAGACCTTCTTGTAAGCTTTGATGCTGGCACTCTGTATGCGAGCTCTGTCTTTGGTCTATCCATACCGTCTTGGATTGGCTTAAAGAAGAAGGGATAGTTTGTTGAAATAGGCACGACTTTGTCTGTGAACATTTTTTTTGCGTCCGCACCACTCTTGGATAAAATACCGAACCTAGCATCGGAGGTGACTGTAGCTTGGTTAACTGTCTCTGCTGATGACATGAAGCTGAATCCTGAACGCCTGTTCTTAAGGTAGCACATTCCATAGCACCTGTTGTCTGCTTTGCAAGCTTCCCAAAAAATGAAGAATATTCTATTTGACTCCCTGTACTCTGGGTGCCCAACATCGATCTTTGTCCATTGGAGGTACATGTAGTGAGCCCCAGTAATATAAGTAGGAACACCATTATTTTTAAACCAAAAACCACTCTCCCTTCTATCGAACTCATCTTCAATGTAATCGACCCATGACTCTTTGAATGCACTCTGGTACTCATTCCACTGGAAAATGGTCTTAATCCTTGATAGTTCTTTTGGGTATTCAAATGGCTCCCAGTGTTGTTCCGTATCCTTCTCACTTCTAGAATAAATCTTTTTCGGCTGCAAAGGTAATGCTATTTTTAAGTTCTGTATCTCAACAACTTCACCAATCTGTCCAGACTTAGAGATAACAATAACATCATGATCCTTATTATAACCATAGTCCCAAGCTTTCTTTTTATTTAGCTTCTCTCTAGTCTTATCGTTGATGTGAGAGACAACCTTACATAAATTAAGATTTTCGTCCTCTGGACTCTGCAAAGCTTTGGAATCCTTTATCTTTTCCTTTGCCGTCTTTAGTCTGATCTTCGCCATTTAATTTATCTCTTTCGTTTTCTATTCTCTGTAGAATAGCAAATGCATCCTCTATAGCTAGTCTTTTTGTTGCTGCCGCATTCTTTAATCTATCAGCTGCTAAGTCATCATCCTTATGCCCTGTGATTATTTTTTCTTCGGCAACCTTTATAAGTTCATCTACAGCTCTTTCTCCTGCCGATATAACCCTTAATATTGTATCCTTAGTATCACTCATCGGTGTATGTATAAGTGAAACAATAATTCTCCCATGTTATGGTGCTTACCCAATACTCTTCCATTTAATTAAATTTAATGCAAATGTCATTATGATTCATCCTATAAACCTTTTGATCGTCTATTGTAAACTCATACTCTGAGTTTTTAGTGAACCCTATCTTTTCCCCTTGCTTGAATACAGAGCTATGTTTTACAAGTCCCACATGCTCCTCTTCTTTCTTGTCCGATCTGTAAATCTCACTATCTTGAGTATGATCGATAGGAGAAATGAAACAATAATCTTTTGTAGTTTTCCACCCCTTGTCATCCTTGTACATATATATTCTTTGAGGATTGACTAAGTATTCGCCATCCCTAAAGAACTCGTTGCTTTTTCTTTTCTTGCCTTTGGCATCTAGATATGTTCTAAACACATTGTGATGAACAACTACTATACTACCAACTGGTATCTCTCCGCCCTTTGGTGTCGCACACACAATTCCCATTCTGTTCACATAACTGGCATCCTCTATTGACGTGTTTATCGTGAACTCTTGGTTTGCTATTGTTTTTGTGTTGTTGTATTCCTTTCCTAGTGGCTTTACCAGATAACCCCATCTTGGTATCATATTAAATTTATATTGTATTCAACTACTACTGGAATGTCTTTAAACTCTTTCCATTTAACAGACTCTTCATTTTTCTTGACCCAAACACTGAATCCTTCTCGCTCTTGAGCTATATCGCTTATTGTATACGATCCTCCTAGAACCTCTTGATTAACTATGTAGTGCATGGCATTCTTATAGTCAGCGCCAACTGAAATCTTTCTAATGTAATTCATTATATTTTATCTTCCTCACTAAAGGTAGTGATTTTAATTA